TTATTCTTAAGTGAGGTGGTCTAATGGTAAGTCAAATTGACGGCGGTGGAGAGGTTCCAGCAACTGCTCCACTACCAAAAGCAATAGTAAAAGCAGAGGATAACTCAGTAAAAATTGCAACGCCAGATTTAATTATTTTTGATGAAGAGTTAATGTCTATTGACATAATGACAGACCTCATATTTGAAGATATAGGCGGATACGAACTTGCAACAATATCTAGGCACGACCTTGTAAATGGGCAAAAGGTTGTCTATGCTCCAATTAAAAATCTAACAGATCTATACTTGCAGTATAACCCAAATAATGTTTTAAGGCTTCAGTCTTCTGACTCGTACTTTAAATCCCTATCATTGTCTATATTCGATCACCTACCAACCTGCGGTACTGGATATGACATATCCCCACCACCAAATAACTTAAACGAAACAGATAAGAATAAATGGATAAAGACACCAAATTGTAAGTCTGTATATATAGACCCAATAACTGGAGACTTGGTTATTAATTTAATTAATGTTAAAGAGAATGAGCAGGCAGAGGTTCAGGTATTAACTAGTGGGGATATTTTTAGTGATACAATATATGATGGGAGTAATTAATGATAACTAATATAGGTAAAAATCTTTTAGCCAAGTATCTTGTTGGACAGACGCAATCATATGCCTCACACATTGCTGTGGGCTGTGGACCCACTCCAGTGGCTTCTGATGGGGCATTTTCTGACTACTCTCTAAAGAAATCTTTAGACTTTGAGATGTTTCGTGTTCCAATTATATCTAGAGGCTTTGTTAATGAAAACGGTATTGATAAGGTAGTCCTAACAGCAGAACTACCAACAGAAGAAAGATATGAGATTACAGAAGTCGGAGTATTCTCTGCTGGGTCAAACCCAGTTGCTGGATCTTTTGATAGCAGAAATATATTTTCTTTTGCAGATACAGACAACTGGCTATATCAGCCATTTGGTTCTGCTGCAATAGATATCCCAGTAAGATATGAGCCACTTGATGGAGACTCTGAGAATGGAATAATAAATCAGACGGTCAATGTTTTTGAAACAAATGCAGACAATCGAATCTTTACACAGTCAGATAGAATAGCAAGGCATGAAAGATGTAGGTTTTTAAATAACATAGTTGCTATTGTCGGAAATGATTCTACACTGACGACAGACTCTGCAGGTAAGATACAGATAGGGTCTGGTTCTAAATATATAAGGCTAAACGAAACAACCGTAGATCTTACTAAGAACAGTCCGCTAGATGAACTTAGACTTGCGTTTTCAGTTGTTAATAAGGTTGCTAATTCTAATACAGTTCCAGATAATGTTAAGATTTTGCTAGAGTTTTCTCATGCAGGATTAAATGCAACTCAAGAGTATGCTAGGTTTGAGGTTAACATTGATGATCAGTCATATCTTGCTGGTACTTCTACAGATAAAAGAAATCTTGCTACTAACAGATATATCGTTGCTACAAAGGCTCTTAAAGATTTAAATAAAACAGATAACTTTGATTGGAGAGAAGTAACTTCTGTAAAGATTTATTCATGTGTTACTGAGGCTGGCTCTCCAACTGATTTATTTTATGTCTGTCTTGATGGGCTAAGGCTTGAAAATATTACATCAACAAACTCCCTTTATGGTCTTACTGGCTACTCTGTAATTAAAAGTATAGGGTCAAAGCCAATTATAAAGGCAGCCAACACAACAAACTATATTGAGTTTAGATTTGCTTTGGATGTTGGATAATGGCAGACAAAGGAATTAAAAATGTCATCATTAAAAAAGATTTACTTGGAAAGGTGACCTCATCAAACTCAAGAG